ATTGGGACAACGTTCAAATTCCAACTTTTGTTAAAAACATATTGGTTCAAATAGATAATGTGGTTCCAATGTCATTTAATGACTGGCTGAGTAGATTTCCTGGTTCCAAGCAGAAACGTTTGGAGTCCGAATGGAATCGCTTGCGTCTCAGCCATGACGTACTTTTAAATGAAACCGGGTTCTTTATTAAGACCGAGTTTTATAATAAGCCAAAAGTGCCAAGACCCATACATTCCATGAACGTGGTTGTCAATTTTATGGTGGGTCGTTGGCTAGTTCCTTTAACGGAAAAATTTTCGCTTATGCTCGAGAGCACACCCTACGCTTTTCCTTTGCATGGAAATAGTGAGGAAATCGGTTTGTTTATTTCCGATTTGTGCGACAGATACAAGGCCATAGCGAACGATTTCACTCGCTTTGACTCAACACAAACCACCCCTTTACTCAATCTAATCATTGAGTGTTTCGAACTAACCAACATGCCGCCTGAAGTGATAGAATTATTGAGGCGAGATGTTGATGTTGGTACTTCTGTTTCCACTAAGTTTTTGGACTATGTGGTTAGAGGAGTTCGTATGTCAGGACGAGGAGAAACACTTTCTGGCAACACGATAGCCAATTTGATAATCGTAATATACGCTTTTGATGACCTCATTCGTATGGCTATTTTCAAAGGTGATGATGCAGTATTAGGTGTGGATACGGATTTTTCCGAAACAGATTTGATGAAAGCTGAAATAAAGCTGAATCGCCTCGGATTGATCAGTAAACTTAGTTTCGTTGACAAAACTAATGTTGAGTTTTGTAGTTCATACATTCTTCCCGTGGGTGGTAAATACTTGTTGACCCCAAAACCAGGCAAACTCCTAGCCAAAACATTTTGGTGTAAAAATACTAATTACACTGATTTGGAAGTAGCCAAGCAATTTGCCGGAATTGTTAACGGTCTCAGGACAAATATTGCCCATGTCCCAATTATTCGTGGTTTATTAACCAATTCAACTTACTTAAAGTACATTAATGTTCCTTTAATTAGAGACATGTACAATGAGTATAACATCACGGAACACCAACCCGAAACGGATACCTATCTTTGGTTTTCCCAGTTCTATGATGTTGATTTAGATACCATACAGGAGGCTGAAGTCTTTTTATCAGAGGCTTCATTTCCTATTGATTTATCTGAACATCCAGTGTTTGAATTGTTGATAACAAAAGATTGGGGTGAAGAAACGAATGATGAATTTAAATCGACGCTTAGGCCATACAC